GAAAAATATGGTTTAAATGAATATAAGGAGGTGTAATATGGGAAGAGGAAGAGCACCGAGAGTTAAATTCAATGCTCAGAAATTTGATGAAGATGTTAGAAAGCATGAAGGTACTCGTTTTAATCAGTCAAAGATTAGTGAGTTTATAATGGGTAGAAATGCTACATATTACTGTGAAGCTCTTAAAGAAGAGAGGATAGCAGAAGAAGTTCTGGAAAAAGCTTGTAAGTATTATGAACTGGATAAAGTAGATTATATTATCACAGAAGAGACAGAAAAGAAGCAGATTCAGCAGAAAGCTGATACTCAGAATTATGAGAATGTTCTTACATATTTAAAAGGTATAGATGATTTATTGAGAGAGCTATTAGCGGCAGAGAAGTCAACACAGTTTATCCTTAATGAGATGAAGAACAACCTGATGAAGTCTAACACGAACGAGAAAGCAATGATAGAGAAGCTTGAAGCTGTAGAGAAACGTGAGCAGGCTAAGCATAACACATATACTAAGTTTAAGTAGGAGGTAGTATGAACGCAAGGCAAAAAGCAAAGAAGTATAAAAGATTAGTAGAACAATACAAGAGTAAAGCAGATGCTTATGATAGAGCTATGAAGATTGACTCATTCAATCAGGAAGCAATACCATATAAGATTGAAAAGTTACGATATATGAAATTAGTTCCTATGCTCGACTTTAAAATGTTGCCGGAAGATTTTGTAAAAAATGAAATGGCTACAGATATAGGACATACATTGTTGGATAATAACTATATTAATTTTAAAATTGAAGATAGATTAGAGTTGGATTGTAAGCAGTATTCAGCACTAATTAATATCGCAGTAGAAAGGCATTATGATGAACAGACCCACTCGATTTTATAGTAATAAACAGGAGAAGAAAGTAGCAAAAGCTATTGGTGGTAAGAAAGTTGCTAACAGCGGAGCTACAGCTTTTAATAAAGGTGATGTAACTACAGATGATTTCCTTATTGAATGCAAGACATGTACAGAAGATAAGAAGTCATTCAGTATCAAGAAAGAATGGATAGAAAAGAACAAAGAAGAAGCTTTTGCGATGTGTAAAAGTTATTCAGCATTAGTATTTAACTTTGGGCCTAATAGTGAAAACTATTATGTTATAGATGAAAGACTATTTAAGTTGTTAAAGGAGGTAATTGAAGAAGATGAGTAAGCAGAGATATGTATATGGTTGTGACGGTGGAACAATCATGATAGGAAATGCATCAAGTAGAGTATGTATTCCAAATGGATACGGAGATGGCTCGCATTGTGTTTATGTGTATGGCATCAATGACGTATTTAAGAGCGATAACTATGAGTTTATGGGTGCTGTACAAGGTAATGAACTTAATGTATACGATTATGATTGTTTACATGGTGCAGAGCTTTCAGACCCAAGCCGTATATTGTGCAGACTTGAAGATGGAAGATATGCAATTTATGTAAATGAAGGAACAGTAGTTTTAAAACAATGGGATTAAGGAGGACAATAATATGAATAAGACAAAGGCAGTATTAGAGCATTTACAGAGAGAAGAAAGTATTACAAGTTGGGAAGCTATCAATAAGTATCGAGCAACAAGATTATCAGCTATTATATTTAATCTTAGGGCACGTTATGATATCAGAACAATAATGATGGACGGTGAAGATTGCAGATATGCAAAGTATGTTTATCATGGAGAAAAGCATGATGATTAAATCATTCAGAGGAAGAGATGGTAGTTTATACCGATACTATGCACCGGATATGCAAGACGTTGTTCATGATGATAATATTGAAAATGATGTACTTGCTAATGCCGTAGCTACAACTGGAGCTATGCTTACAGACTTCCTTAATCGGAAGTCTGTATCAAGCATTGTAAATAAGTTAAGAGAAGAGGAGAAAAAGAATGACAAAGAAAATAATGACAAAAAATGATTTAAAAGATGGTATGATTGTTCGTACACTTGATAATGCTTTATATTTGATATTTCAAGATAAATTAATAGACCGTGAAGGATTTATTAGATTAACTATGTATTCAGATGATTTGCGACACATATACCATGATGATTGGACTATTACAGAAGTTTATGATGAGCAGTTTGAAAGATTAGATATAGCATTTCTTGTAGAAGGTGCGAATCCGATATGGAAAAGATGTCCACCTGTAGTAGAGATGACTGTATCAGAAATAGAAAAGAAGTTGGGTATTGAAAATCTAAAAGTAGTAGCAGAGAAGGAGTAAAATATGGCAAAGCAGACATTAGCAGTCAAGTACAGACCAAAGACTTTTGATGATGTAACAGAGCAAGATAGTATTAAGATTATACTTAAACAACAGCTTGAAAGCGGGGAGTTTAGGAATGCATATTTGTTTGTTGGTGGAGCCGGAACTGGCAAGACTACGACAGCACGTATTTTTGCTACAGAGATTAATCATCATGAAGGAACTTCTATTGAGTTAGATGCCGCAAGTAATAGTGGAGTTGAGCATGTTAGGAATATCATACAGCAGGCAAAGACGAAGAGCTTAGACAGCGATTACAAAGTATTTATTATAGATGAGTGTCACAGTCTAAGTCGTGAAGCTTGGGAAGCTTTTCTCAAGTTGATTGAAGAACCTCCAGCAAAGTCAATATTCATATTTTGTACGACTAACCCTGAGAAGATTCCTAAAACAATTCTTAGCAGAGTGCAGAGATTTGATTTTAGGCGTATCAGTCGAGACGGCATAATAAAGAGATTAGCTTATATAATAGAGCATGAAAATTCTGATATGATTTTAGAAGCTGGAAATCGAGATGTATTAGCTTATGACTGGGATGATAATGCATTAAGTTATATAGCTAACTTAGCCGATGGCGGAATGAGAGATGCAATAACAATGATGGATAAATGCTTATCATATTCAAACGAGTTAGATATTGAGAATATAATAAAAGCATTGGGTGTAACTGATTATACAATGATGTGGAAGCTTACATGTGCATATGTTGAAGATAGACCAGAAGATATCATTAAGACAGTAGAAGAGATACATATGAGTGGGTCAGATTTAAAACAGTTCATAAGACAGTATATAGATTTTGTATTAGATATCAAGAAGTGGTTTATATTAGGTAATTTTGACTATCTGTCATTACCAGCTATAGAAGAAACAGAAACTAATTTAAAGAACCTTGATGAGCGTGATACAAGTTATGATGATATTACACATTTACTTAATAAACTTATAGGGCTTAATACAGCTATTAAGTATGACCCATCACCTAAGTGTATTATAGAATCAGTTCTGATAGGAGGAAATTAAATGAAACGATTCTCAGAGTCAGAAAGAACAACGATGATATTAGAATGTGCCAATTATTGTGTTCAACATAATTGGAGTACAAGAGTTATCGCAAGAAATATGGGAGTAAGTCAGACAACAGTTTGTAAATGGTTGCATGTTAATTTAAAGTATATAGACAGTCAGTTATACAACCAGTGCAAACGTGCATTGAATGATAGGAGAAGCGAGAGTTTATGATAGGACAGAAAGAACTAATAAAACTTGTGAAGTCGCAGATTAAGAATAAGGACTTTCCAAGATTCAGCATTATAGTAGGTGCAAGAGGTAGCGGTAAGAAAAGCCTTACAGATATTATCACAAAGACAATGAAATTAAATTATAGTTATCGTAGTGGTATTGCTGTATCACAGGTAAGAGATGCTATATCTCAGATGTACAAAAGTGTGGACACAACAGTATTTACTTTCTATGATGCAGATGAAATGTCAGTACAAGCTAAGAACGCACTTCTTAAAGTCGCAGAAGAGCCGCCACATAATGTACATATCATAATGACAGTAACAGACTTGAATAATGTATTAAGCACTATAAAGAGTAGAGCATTCATATATAGAATGGAGCCTTATAGTCCAAAAGACTTAATTAAATATGCAAGCGAGTATGGTAAAACAATGAATGGCAAATTAATTACTGATTTATGCGAAACTCCAGGCGATGTTAATATGCTACATGACTGTAATGCACAGGCACTTTATAACTATGCTACATTAACAGTAGATAATATAGCAGAAGTTAGTGATGCAAATGCATTGAAGCTTGGAAGTAAGATAGCATTTAAAGACGATGATTCTGGTTTTGACATGCTGTTATTCTTGAAAGCATTCAGACAGATATGTATGGATAGAATGTGTACAGCAATCATAGATGGTGTGCAGGAAGAAATAAACAGATACGCATCAGGAGTAGATGCCGTTAATCACACTATTAGTCAGTTACATATTACAGGAATAAATAAATCGCATATCTTTGATATGTTTATATTAGATATCAGAAAGGTGTGGAAGTGATGGAAGTAGGATGTGCAAGTTGTGATGCTAAGAATAGGTGTATAGACGCATTCTCTGCTGTGTCTCCTTATTGTGGAGCATATGATAAACGAGAAGTCACAATATTTAAAGAGGGTATAATATACAATGGAGATTCAGGAACTGAAACAGAGGATAAAGAATAACAATATACCTAACTTCTTAATCTTTTCAGGAGAAGAGTGGACGGTTAAAAAGATATATATAAAGCAGATAGCAAAAGTTAAGAAGTTAGGTATTAAATATATAGACACTATATCAGATGCATCAAATCAGATAATTGGTAAATCTTTATTCAATGAGAATTATCTGTATGTATGTATAAATGATAAAGAGTTTATGACAGAGGAGAAGCTACAACAGCAAATCATTAATAATCTATCAAAAAACATGCTCATATTACAGCTTACAAGCGTTGATAAGCGTCTTAAATTCACTAAGACGTATAAAGATAGCATAGTCGAGTTTAACACGCTAAATGAAGCTGTTTTAAAGCTTTATATACAGAAAGAAATAGCTCTATCAGATAAGTATTGTGCGATACTGATGGATATATGTGATTATAATTATGGTCACTGTCTGTTAGAGATAGATAAAATAAAGCGGTTTGATAGTAGCTTAGTAAGTACAACCGCCATAAATATTTATGATGCTGTGTTTGTAAAGTTATTATCTGATGGGACAATCTATGTACCACCAAAAGAAGCATTATGGGATTTTATAAAAGCTGTATTACAGAATAAACCTAGATTAGCATTTGATTTATTGTCAGATTTAAAAGCAATAGAAACACCTGTACTATCTGTATTATCTAATCTTTATACTAACACAAAACAGCTATTGCAAGTGCAGACATGTACAAGTAACGATATAGCAAAGACAACCGGCTTGACAGCTTGGCAGATAAAGAATGCTAAAGAATGCATAAATAAATGGACAACAGAAGATTTAGTAATTTTAATGCGATTGATACAGCGAACAGAAAGTAATATTAAATCTGGCAATATAGATGTAGATATAGCAATAGAATATATTTTGACGCAGATGTGGTAGTCATTATAGTTCGTTGCAAATTTGACAGATGATTAAATATGATGTATAATGTTTATAGTGATTCATGTGTCGTTTCTCTTTTCTTTTCCGACATATGTATTTACATTTCTCCTTAACAACTGGTAGCTATGTAGCATAATAGGTAAAATGCGGGTCGTATAACGATAACGATGCAGGTTCGATTCCTGCCATAGCAATAAGAACTTATCACGCTTGTTATAGCTAATTGGATTTACTTCTTCTGCCATTGATAGACTTTGTTAATTCAATGCTATCATAACAGCGGACCACGATAAGTCAAAGGTCTGTCGTGATGCACAAGGTGTGCTTTGAGCAGGCGGGTTCGATTCCCGTCACGACAACGAGGCTGGGTCGCACCCAGATGATGTGAGCGGGTTCGGGATGCCCTCACAGAGAATGAAAATGCCGAGAACGGTTAGCTATGTAGGTATATCAGTAGCATTGTAATGAGGAGTACCTTCCCTATCGGAACTCGACCAAAGCGGTGTCGCCAAATGGTAAGGCATGTGATTTTGGTTCACATTACTACAGGTTCGAGTCCTGTCACCGTTGCTAGAGGTAAAGTATTATGAAAGAACAAAGATATGATAAATGCCTAAGATGTCATAGAAAGTTAAAAACAGAAGAAGCACGAAAGATAGGATATGGGAAAGTATGTTTAGAGAAAGTACAAACTAATCATACTAAGCAACTATTTAGTTTACATAATATGAAGTAATATGTTATACTTCAAGAAAGGAGAAGAATATATGGATAATGAGACATTAGCTACAGAAATGTTGCGAGAAATTAAGGCAACGAGTAAAAGATGGTTTATAGCTTTTCTTGTTACATTAAGTTTGTGGTTTGCAACAATAGTAGGATTTATTCTTTATGAATATTATACTTTACCGGTTGAAGAAACAACTTATGAACAAGAAGCTGATAACCAGAGTAGAAATCTTATTATAGGAGGAGACTACAATGGCGAAGCAGAGAGTAACCCGTAAGAAAAGAGGTAGACGTAGAGTCAGAAGTAGATGAGTCATACCATATTTTACCCCTTATAAGAGTAAAGCTCTATACAAATTGTCTTTTGTTAAATACCTCCAAGTACATTATATAAAAGAACTGTCATTTACCACGTATAGAGCTTTACTTACAAGGAGAGACATATGGCAAGTAATATTAAAACTATAAAGAAATTGCAAATGGCAATTAATTCAACATGTGAATATAAGATGCTGTATCAGACTACCCAGTTTTATTCAACTAGACAAAAACGACCTGTAACAAAATATATTCTCAAGAAAGCACAATATAATCCAAATACAGGTAGAGCCGAGAGCGAAGAAGTGTTTAGCACATATTCACAATTACAGATTATCATGTATCTCAGAGATTATTGGTGTGCAGTACAGGGCATACCGATACCAACCGATAACGAGATATGGAATGCTATAAAAGAGCGTGATAATATAACATTTAAGGATGTGATGAAGCATGAATGACGTAATGCCTAAATATACAGATGAAGAAATAGCAACCGGTATAGTAAGAACAGATAAACCACTTAATACTAAATATACTCTTGAGTCTCTAAAACGTATGGGACAATATAGTACATCAGTAAAACCAATTACTCAGACTGAAATGAGTAGCCGGAGAAGATGTTATATAACACATACACAACATCCGCTTACTTTTAGAGAAGCGAGATTCATAGATGAGTATATGGCGACTGGTGATAAAGTATTAGCTGTTGAAAAGGCCGGATTTACTGTTAAGCACAAATCAAGTAAAGCTAACGAATTATTAAAGAAAGATTATATAGCAGACGAGATAGCTTATCGCTCAGAGATATATGCCGGTGAATTAGTAGCAGACAGAAACGAAGTTCTTGGTTATCTTACAGCCGTAATGAGAGGAGAAGTAAAAGACCAATTTGGACTAGATGCTCCATTATCAGAGAGGACATCAGCGGCAAAAGAATTGAAGAAAGTTCTTATAGATGATGTAGAAAAAGGTAAACAAGCACAGGCACAACAAGTAATAGTAAACATAGATATGAACAGAGATTCAGAACCAGAAACAGTAGTAGATATTCAACAGTTATCTGATTAAATAGTTATCCTCTAGCTTTCCAAGCTACATCTCCATTTTAAGAAGTTGGGCATATTTCATAAATGTGTTCAACTTCTTTTTTATACTTGAAAAATAAAACCTCTATGGGCAGGAAGTCATTATAGTTCGTTGCATTTTTTGGTAGAAATTTTTGTTGGTAAAATTCGCACTTTGGTCCTCACTAATTTCCAATTTCCAGTGGAAATTAAAATATTATATTCCAATGTTTTGTATAATATATTTTTTAGCACTCTTTTTTTATATAATAGAAGAAAACTTTTAAAAATATTATTTCCAAAGTTCGGAAAGTTCTTATTTTATAAGCGTTTATGCTACATTTTACAAGTGCATTTTAATTATAAAATGACAAAAATTTGATACTTTTCGACAGATATTTGATATTAATTCCATTGTATAATGAACATGTAAAAAAAGTATATATGCTAGGCTGTATGTTGGTAAAGACGCCACAGTCACATCTACAATGTATGGTTTGGAAATATACATAGTTATAGTATCTTTAATACAAGAAAGGAGATTAGTTATGAGTTATGTAATTAATGGAGCAACAAAGAAAGGTCAGAGAGTTCTGGCAATGGCAGAATCAAATATTGGTGAGGAACTTTATCATGTATATGGTAGTTTTTCAAAAGCTAAAGCTGAGGCAATGGATGATTGTAAAGCTGAATGTGGCAGAGACAAAGGTTGGAACTTCCATATCTGTAGTAGAAATAGTAATTACTTTGTAGTTGCTTGGAACTATGAGAACACTGAAACTGGAGAAACTATGACAGTAGTTAAAACTGGTAGAAATACTTATGTAGTTGATGGCAATCGAGCATAGAAAGGAGAATAGTTATGACAGGTAGAATTGAGTATGTAAAGCAAAATGAGGATTGGATAGAAATTGAATATGTTCCGGATGAACATGATGAGGAGAGAGATTTTCAGCCAAGCTTCTGGTGGAATAATCAAAGATATTATCTGGATAGATTCATAAGAGTTCATAATAATCCTTGGATGGGAGGAATCTCAGATGCTCCGGATTACATTCATGGATATGAGGCTGATAATTATTGGCATCCACTTTATGTAGAAGTTTCGGAATCAGGAGATTGTGTAAATGTATATGAGGCAAAGGCGGTGATGGAAGCGTGATTATAACCTATATAGTATGCATTGTATTTGGGTATATTTTGGCACGACTGGAGATTATGCAACGTATCCTATATAAGTTTAGATATAAGGATAATAATATTCAAATTAAACAGTCTCCGGAAGTAGATGATTTAGATAGGAAGTTGGAACGTCTTATGAAATTAACCGAAGTTCCTAAGCGAAAACATAATAAAAATAGGATAGTATTTCCTAATCATATAACTTTAGATTTTGATGAGGAAGATTAATATAGTTGCTGTGCTATCGGCAAGACGGGCAGGAAGGAAAATCATATGGATAAAATTAGAGAGGAATTTTTAGATACTTTATTATCGGATAGTAGTTATGATTATATAGCAAACAATTATTATAAGTTTACTCCGGAAGAATTAAAAGATATTATCTTGGAGCTTTTATATGCAATTCATACGACAGCATATCTTGGAGAGGAACATTTTGTATTAGAACAGGCAAAGTATGAGATTACAGAACGATGGGAGGTATAAATATGGTAATGTTTGTTAGGCAAGCAACTCCAGCAAAAAAGCTGGAGTTGTATAAGAAGTTCAAAGGATATTATCTGTTTGAAACAGGTACTTTTGATGTAAATGAATTGAAGCCAATATTAGATGAAAAAATTCAGGATGTGGAAAATGTTTTAGACTATGAGTTAATAGTTAATCCTATGGAAGTTTATAAAGATTATGTAAATGGGAGGTATTAAATATGCTACAGATACGACCGATTGGAGATGATTATATAATATGTTGGTTTAAAAATACATGTAGAGAGTGGAGATATTTAATCACTTATAGACCTAGCGGTCAATGTAGAGCTATTTGGAGTTTCGATGAGTCAAAAGCTAAAAAGTATTCTGAGGATGAGGCAGTTCAATTATATAATATATTAAGATGGGAAAGGAGATATAATTATGAATAATGAGGAGTATATGAGAGGTTGGGAAATTATATTAGAATCATTATGCAAACAGTATAACGTATATCCTGCAAAGTCTAAGCCTAGAATCTGTGGTGGATATGGGGCCTGTGAACATTGTATTCATAGTTACTATGAGTATGGCATGTTAGAGTGCAAGAAAGACTATATGGTAGAGAAGTATGATGAGGACGAAATTGAGGATGCAACTATGCTGGAGACAAATAAGTATTGTCCATATTATGAGATTGAGTCATGTAAGGAGGATTAGAATATGAATGGAAGAACTATGAAGGTAAGAGACTTATTATCTATGGAAATAGATATAGATGTATATGATGATTATACTGAGGAATTGGGAATTGCATTCTGCGGTCCGGCAGAATTAACAGAAGAAGGAAAATCTGAATTTGGAGATGTTTTAGACTATGATATTACCATATATGATAATGTAAACGAGGCTGTAATATCTATAAATGATTATCCTGATGCCGGTGGCAGACTTTTAAAAGCCAGTAGACTATTCTACGGGTTGGCTGGTTATTGTAATGAATCAGATTATAAAAAATGGTTCGGTTGGGTATAAAATACGATATTAACACTCATAGCAACATTCCGACAGAATTTTGATATTTTTGTCTGAATGTTGCTATTTTATTTATTTGTATGCCAATGTATAATTATATTATAAATAAATATGATATACAATTATTAAATTGTATATAGAAAGGAGAATCATATGTTAGGATTTGAAGCTTGGGAAAATGAATTATTTGATAGATGGAACGGAGAGGGCCATCAAACTGAGGAAGAGTTCTGGGCAGATGCTTTTGACGAACTGAAACCTGATGATACTTATGAGCCAATGAAAGGAGATTATTACACTAATTTCTATACTGGCGGTGAAGAGTATCAGGTAAGGACTGAGGAATCTACATTCTATACTATGTATCATATCTATCAGATAGTTGAAATAGGTAATAATGTATTAGTACATACTGCCTATAGCAAAGAGGGTTTTGAAGCTTATAGGAATGATATGTATATTGCCAATGTTGAGTATGACAGGAATTTATAAAGTTTATCTTATATACGGAAAGGAGAATGTATTATGACTAATGCACAGATTATTTTAGGAGAACAGATTAGATTACAGGAAGAGGGTATTTTGAAGTATACCGGAAGAATGATTGAAGCTGTAGATATGGAAGGTAACGAGATTGAGATTCCTGAAATTCAGCCTATTCACACATATCAGACTTGGAAGAAACTCGGATATCAGGTTCGTAAAGGAGAGAAGTGTGTGGCAAAGTTCGCTGTATGGAAGTTCTTAACAAAGGAGTCAAAGAAGGAAGAGGATGATGAGAATCCAGAGACTGATGGCGAAAAGGTAAAGGGTAGGTGTTATATGAAATTATCAGCATTCTTTACCGATGAGCAGGTAGATAAGATTGAGAAGGAGGTAAAATAGTATGTATTTTAGCGATGAGGAATTATTCTATAAACGTAATATGGAAGAGCGACTGGAAAATAATAAGTTATTGGTTTTAGAATATGAAGTTAGTAATGGAAATAGATGTAATATCTATAATACAAACGGTCAGGCAATACTTATGGGATTAACTCTTAGGGAAGCCTATTGGGTAGTAAATGGAATTTGTAATTATCAAAGTAAGTTCCCAGCATTTAAGGAGGTGTAAATTATGATGAAGGGTTTTTATATGACACTTGGAAATAAAGGGTTATTCTATGAATATGATGGTATTAATATTACGGATAAGATAGCTCGGGCATTCATCAATAAGATTTGTGATTACAAACAGATAGGAGACGGCATAAGAAAAAAGTCCTTATATGATGCTATTACTTTACAGGTAATAAAAAAGCGTATATGTAAGGCAACTATAGAAGAGAATATAACTCAATCAGGTATTATATACTATACAATAAAAGGAGATAACTTTACTGAAAATTATCCTAAAGTAGATTATGAAAACGATATTATAACATTCTAATTAACATAATTAGGACAGTCATCACGACTGTCCTTTTTTTTGTGCAATATTCACAAATATAGGTATTTAAACATTCAAACCTACAATTTGTGCAATTTGTACAATGATAAAATAAAACCTCTATAGACAGGAAGTCATTATAGTTCGTTGCACAAAAAAAAAGAGCGGAAAATTTTTCAAATCCACTCTTCTTCTCATATGTGCATATGTTCATATATCTATAGGTTAGCACTAAACATTCCTGAGTGCTAACATGTTCATTTCCAGTCATATGAATATATATGCATATTTCCTGGGTTAGCATAAATTTACCTCCAAACACAATATATAGCGTCATAATGTAGTTACGTATATTTAAATACTATATATAGTATATATACGGGTATTTTACTATGTCAACAAGGAATATTATGTAAACATTACCAGTTCCCAGTATTATGTAAACTAGCACGGGGGCAAAAAAAAGCGACTCCCGAAGGAGCCGCCCATGTATAAGGGTTATTTGGTATAGCTATAGTCTTCCATTTCTTCTATGCTATCACGTATAATATCGGCAAGGTTTTCATATGCTCGGGGCATTTCACAAAATGCTTTCCAGTTATTAAGTAAGTATAAGTAACGATTCCAATACATTGTTATATGGAGTACGGATTCCAGTTCTTTCCAATGTGCTTGGCGGTAGTCTCGGGACTTACTGCCCATTCCCATACACAGTTCAATATCAAAGCATTTAATTTTAGTATTATTCATATTTACATCCTCCTTATAATATAATAGTTTATGGTATCTTAAGTATACAGGAAATGCTATATTATTACAATCATAATATCCTGTCAAAAGTATTAATATTATGTCATATAGTGATATATTGAAAATATCGGGCGAAAAATCGGGGCATAGATAAAGAGTAGTATAAAATTGTTTTTAAGCACTCTATGAGACGTTTTAAGACGTTCTAATAGTATATATGCATATTAATACAGCTTATACATATAATAAGCTTAAAAAGCATTGTACAACGTCATTCTAAGATATTTAATATAAATAACATAATATTAATATATGCTACAATTCGTTATGCATAAAAAATGAATATAATATGAATATTATGCATGCATGAGGATTTGAAAAACCCCAAACCTCAAGCCAGGCAAGGGTTTTCGCAATTCCACAAAATGAATATTTTATGTATATTTTATGCATAAAATGCATAATAACAGAATATTGATATAAAAGACAGGATATTATGATTGTATTTCCTGTATGCATCCTGTATAATTCAATTACAATCAAATAATGATAAATTGATAATGTACCTTGATAATTAAATAATGATAGTATAATAAGCTGGCAACCAACGACCGCTTCCGTATAACGAGCCATGAGCAACTGCCGGGGAACACTTTAAAGATAAAGCATCCGGCTATATGAAATAAGCCACCGGATATAGTCAAGTAAGCTTAAAACAACCGAGCTCCAGCATACTATCATTATTTACAAATAATGTTTGGTGTTAGTAATAACACAGGAAGGAGCCTACTATGTTAAAGACTATTGAATCTATTATTAATGCCCCTGTTAAAGTTGTTAGCGATGATACAATCCGCAAAACCTACAAGCGACTTACTACTAACGAGTTAAAAAATGCCGTTACTATCTATCATGAGCCGGAAGTTACTTTCGATAATGAAACCCGTACCGGAGATTTTACTCCTGAACTTAAAGCACTTGCCGATATTATCGAGAACGCCACAACTAATCCAGTTAGCATTCACGCCGACCCAAAGAAAAGGAAGCTGATGATTAGACGTGCCAACAAAATGCTTTTCAAAGTATTCATCCAGAAGAACGGATACAAATTGCATCTTAAGCATTCCTACGACTTCAAAGCTTTCGGAATTGACACTGAGCCAACATATCAAAATGGATTTAATCTCCCGTATATGCTCAAAGATTTATCTATTGATACAGTAAAGATGATTGCCGAACACTTCTAAACAACGAGCCGCTCCCACGTATAGCAAGCGTGGGAGCGGTTTTTTTATGCACGACAACATGCCCCCACACGGTAAAAAACCGCACAGGGAAATCTAGAAGAACCTATGAGCCCCTACCTCCAAATCCTGACTCTTCTTTCTATGTATTGAAGCAGTCTCTCTTGAACCATTATATGTATTGAATCTTAATTTTCTTGTGTTGAAGAATTTCTTATATTGTGCGATTTTTTATGCATATATTTTTACTTGTATTGTCAGCAAAATGTTTCATGTGAAACATTACATGTTTTGAATGTTTCATGTGAAACATTTTTTTTATTTGCCGGATTTTTTTTATATGATGTTTCATGTGAAACATTATTGTGTTATGTAAACTAATGTGTTATACTATGTTTGTAGAAGGAGATTTTAATAATGGATATTAAGCTTAAAGATTTAATTATCCCATCTTATGATGAGATTTTTATTGATATTATGAAGCATAATCATGTTCATTATGTATTAAAAGGCGGACGTGGTAGCACTAAGAGTTCTTTTATAGGCGGCATTGTTATCCCGCTATTGATTATGCGATACCCGAAAGTTAATGCTGTATGCTTTAGAAAAGTAGGCAATACTGTCCAGAATAGTATATATTCTCAGATAACTTGGGGCATTTATCAGATGAACTTGAATCATCTGTTCCATATTCCTAAAACTTACTCTAACCCTATTGTCTATAAACCGACAGGGCAGAAGATTTTCTTTATGGGCATGGATGACCCGAATAAAGTAAAGTCTATTAAAGTAGAACGTGGCTATATAGGCATTACTTGGTGGGAAGAGTTAGACCAGTTCGCTGGCGAAGCTGAATTGCGTAAAGTATTGCAGTCTACTATGCGTGGCGGCGATTTATTCTGGGATTTTAGAACATTCAACCCGCCTATATCTATTGATAATTGGGCGAACGAGTATGCAGAAGAAGCAGAGCTTAAACATAATACGCTTGTTAAGCATAATACTTATTTAGATGTGCCTGAGAGCTGGCTCGGCTTGCAGTTCATAGAAGAAGCAGAAGATTTAAAAGAAGTTAATCCGCAAGCATATGAGCATGAATATATGGGCGTACCTACCGGAACCGGCGGGGCGGTATTTACAAATGCCTGTGATTTAGATATGGACGCTCTTATTGATTTCGTAGATTATGACGGGAGCAATATCAAGATTCCTATGTGGAAAACTTTTGATAAGATTTATAACGGCATCGACTGGGGTTATGCTGTTGACCCGTTCAGATTTGTAAGAATGCATTTTGACGCTAAGAAACTTGATTTGTATATCTTTACAGAGTATAGCACAGTGCAGACAAGAAACCAGATAGTTTTTGATACGCTATATAATGATAAGAAACTTTTAAGCGTTAATGATTTAGTGACAGCAGATTCAGCAGAGCAGAAGTCTATAGCAGACTTTAAAGCTTATGGGGCATATATAAAACCTGCGATAAAAGGTCCTGATTCAGTTCGATACGGCATTAAATGGCTACAAGGACTTAATCATATTTATATAGACAGAAGAAGATGCCCTAAGACTTATAAAGAGTTTACACACTATGAGTATTGTCAAGATAGAGAAGGCAACTGGATAAGTGATTATCCTGATGAGAATAATCATTCGATTGATGCTACAAGGTACGCATTAGAGCGTTATTGCAATAGAAGAGGAAATTAATATATGGCTGGTAGAAGTGTAGGTGTCGGTGTTAAACGCAGACGCAACGAACAAGTGAAGAAATATGAACAAGACTATACTTATACTTATGAATCTCATAAGAAAGACGTAGGTGTTTTAAAGAAGCAGAAAGGCTACGATACATCATTACAATCTAACAAACAAGAAAATCGTGGTCGTAAGAAAGCTGATTCCCGTGGTAAAGTTACAGAGAAAACACGTACAGAGACAAACAAAGTCAGAAACAAGAGAAGTAATAAACAACATAAAGCAAAGCATGGAGGTAAATAATGCCACAGCTGTTAAATACATCTATCAGAGAATATGTAGGTGTTGGTGAATATGATATTCCTGCTATTCAGCCGGTGTTTGAACTTCCACGCATTGATACATGGCTTGAATTTGAGAAAGCTAAACGAGCAAGAGTTAAGCCTGCTAAAACAGGCGTACACTTCTTTGAACCTGACTTTAAATTTGAATGTGTTTGGAATTTTCCGGATAGGTATGCTGATGTATTGTCAAATTATGATGCTATCATCACACCTGATTTTTCTTACTATGCTGATTTTCCGAAAGCACTTAGAGTATTTAATAAATATCGCATGCATTGGATTACAGCGTACTGGCAAGAAAAAGGACTTACAGTAATCCCGCTTATACGATATGGTGATTCAGAAGATTGGGATTGGTGTTTTGACGGCTATCCGATGCATAGTATTGTCGCAGTCTCTACAGTATGCAGTGGCAAGTCAAAAGAAGCTATAGAAAAAGGACTTGCCGGCTATGAACAGATGCTTGAAAGACTACAGCCGAAAGAAATTCTTGTATATACAAACTCTTTTGATTATCTTCCAGGTAATGTAAGATACATTAAGTATAGTATAGATAAGCATATAAAAGGAATAGATGATTTAGAGGAGGAAGATGATGATTAGTTTTTCTCAGATAATACAAAAACTCAAGGAGGTTTTTAAGAAGATGATAGGAAGTAAATCTATTGAGAATGTACTACATGTTGCTCCGGTTGTCTCTAATGAAATGGCAGATGCGATACAGCTTTGGGAAGATATGTATAAAGGAAATTCACCATGGCTTAAAGAGCCTACATATTCAGACCCTACAAGAATTGCATCTTTAGGACTCCCACAGCTTATAGCAAGTGAGAAAGCAAGAACAGCACTTCTTGAGTTTGAGAGCGAAATTACTACTCCAATGATAGAAGAGGAGAAACCAAGAGAAGATGCAGGCACTAATATTGTAGAGCGTTTTAAGCAGAGTAATACAGATACGACTAATAGTACATCTAATCAAGAAAAGAGCGTAGAAAACGCTTCTACGCAGTCTCAGAATGCTAATTTTAATCAGTTCAGCAGATACAATACAGCACAATTCCACCCATCAAATACAGTAAAAGAGTTAGTACCAAAAGGACCTACTGAAAGAGCAGACTATCTTAATAAGATTTATAAGAATAAGCTCCTTAAAAAGTTACGTAGAGAGATAGAATATGGTATTGCTCTTGGTGGACTTGTTGCAAAGCCTTATGTAATCATAAATAAGCTGAAAGAAAAAGGCACTATTTCAGAGACAGAAAATACTCTTACACTTGATGGTGCTAAGATAGACAAAGCAGATATTGAATTTGATTATGTATTAGCGAATGCATTTTACCCATTAGCATTTAATGGTAGCGGAGATATAGTTGAAGCCGCATTTATACAAAAGAAAGTAGATAAAGATTTTGTATATAGTAGGTTAGAACATCATAAGTATGAAAATCATACTGTAACTGTAACCAACTTAGCTTTTCGTTCAACAGCTAATATACAGAATGGAGCTGGCAACGAATTAGGACAAGAAATATCACTCAAGTCAGTTCCTGAGTGGCAGGATATTCAGCCTGTTACTGTTATCCAGAATGTAGACAGACTTCTTTTTGCATACTTCAAGATGCCAGAAGCTAATACTATTGATATGTACAGCCCTCTTGGAGTAAGCGGATTTGATAAAGCACGAAAGCTTATACAAGATGCAGATATTCAGTATAGCAGACTTCTTTGGGAGTATGAGGGCGGAGAGCTTGCTATTGACATTGACAGAGATGCACTCAGAGATTACTATGAAAGAGACAATCAAGGTAATTTGGTCCTTAAGCAAGGCATGGGACATTTACAGCAGAGACTTTATAGACCTGTTGATTTAACAGCAGAAGGAGATACATATAATCAGTATGCTCCACAACTTAGAGACCACAGCTATATAAATGGACTTAATACGATTCTCATGCACATCGAAGATGTAACAGGACTTTCACGAGGTACTATTTCAGAAGTAGATGTAGCAGAAGCAAGAACAGCTACAGAGTTAAAGATATTAAAGCAACGAAGCTATCAAGCAAATGTAGAAATTCAGAAAGCTATACAAGACTTCTTGGATGATGTAGTATATGTAATGAATGTGCTTTGTGATTTATATGATATCACGCCTAAGGGCGAATATGAGATATCGTATGAGTGGGATGATTCAATTCTTGTTGATAAAGACGAAGAGCTTGGCAGAAATATAGCACTTATGGAAAAAGGCATCGTAAGTAAGAAAGAGCTTAGAATGTGGTATAAGGGTGAGACAGAAAAGCAGGCAAGAGAAGCTTTATTAGAAGTACAAGAAGAGAATCGTTTAGCAGTTGAGGATAATATAATGACACAAATGGACTTTAATCAATTAGGCTTAGATAGCACAATGCAACAGAGTCCAGATAATTTTTAATCTTAAAGGAGGAACTTTAAAATGGCAGTAGTATTAAAGAATCAGAAAGCTATGTCACCAACAGAGATTCATTTAGAACTTTATTGTGACAACTTTTCGGAGTTATCTGATTTATCAGCATTTCTTCCGGATGGTTCATCAGTACAGGCAGGAAGCGTAGCATACAAAGCAGACGGAACGCTTGCAATCTACAACGGTAGCTCATGGATAACAGTTCAGTAAAGGAGGAAATTATCAATGGACATAATTGATGTTTTATTAGGCAGAGCTGGAGCTGGCGGAGGTGGTGGAACAACTACTACAGTAATCGCAAATCCAGAAGGCGAAGCTAGCGAAGAATTAGAAAAACTTCAAGTAGATAATAAGATATATGGTACGACAAAAGTTGTAGCAAATCCAGTCGGAACTGCAACAGATGATTTAAAAACAGTAAAGATAGGTTCAACTATTTATAACATTAGCGGTGGAGAAGAAATCACAGGCGAAGTAAGTGGAGCAATTGCATCATTTTCTGACGGAGCAAACAATAAAGCCGTGAAGTCGTTGGTAGTTGGCATCGAGCCAGTACAGAGCGGTAGTGGAGACCCATCGCCAAGCAATATCCGTCCAATCAGCGGATGGAGTAGCGTGAATGTGACGGATTGCGGGAAGAACTTGTTTGATAAGACGGCGATTGATAACAACAAATGGTTAAATATATCAACAGGAGAGGTCGAGTCGTCCAACGGATATGCGGTTACAGCATTTATTAAAGTTGAAGCTAATAAGCCTATTACAATGGGCACACCGCAATCATCACGAAGATGGTTTTACGATTTGAACAAGAATGCGGTTTCTTTGATAACAACAGATACCTATACACCGACACAAAGCGGATATATTAGGATTACATTGGCCTTAAACAATGTTGATATAAATACATATCAAATAGAGTATGGAAACTCAGCCACAGCCTACGAAGCTTACACAGCAACAACCTACCCAATCGCCCTCGGCAACACCGTCTACGGCGGTGAGCTGAATGTGACTACGGGTGAGTTGACGGTGACGCACGCTTGCGATGTCGTTAAAAATCTTACAGTTTTACAAGCATATACAGTAGGTACAAAATCGGTTTGTAAATTGTACAATTTATCAAACACTTCAACATCGTGTGTAGCAAATCAATATCATGGAGCTATCTCAAACATTGCAAAGGAGTTACCAGCTTATTTTGGAGCGCCTCGAGTTAATGAAACACTACCCTCACAGGTTGGAACATTTGCAATAAATACAGACGGATTCGGATTGGCTGTCTATGATGAAGACATAACAATGACGGAAACTGATTTCACAAGCAAGTATGAAAATATGCAAGTATGTTATCCACTCGCAACACCAACAACCGTAACGATCACACCTACCCAAGTTGACTCGCTTCTCGGCAACAACAATATTTGGGCTGACAGCGGTGACTCAGATGTTGTCTACGTCAGAGACTTAAACCTTGCCTTCAACGAGTTATGGAACAAGGTCAACAGCTAGGAGGGTGACATTATGATGCCTTCTAATTTAGAACAGCTAAATGCTCAATTTGAGATATTTGCAAACGAAGGATGTCCATCGTTGAATGACTTAGCAATACGACATCTAAATGCAAACGATAATTGTAAAATTGTTGATTTGACAGAGGACAATGACGAGGTGATTTGCCATGACATTACAGGAATACAATGATTTATTTAAACAGCAATTAGCAAAGTGTTTACTCAAAGGTTTTCGTCTTATGAAAATGTCGAGGTATAATTAATGACTGATAGAGAGATAGAAAATTTAATATCTCCTTTTGTAGAAAGACAGCAATCTATCGAAGCCACAATTATAAACACTATAGCTGAAAGAGTTAGGGAAATTGGTACATTATCTAAAAAAGATGTGTACCAACTAACTCAGCTATATAAGACAGGCAGTAGTGCAAAGTATCTCAATAGATTACTATCTGAAACATTAAGCATACAAGAACGTGATGTAAAGTCGATGATTAAGAATGTTGCTATTGATACATATGCAGACGCTAAACCATTCTATGATTATCGTCATAAGACTCAAATACCATTTGAGCATAATACGAAGCTACAGAGGAGCGTGAAAGCTGTCGCAACGCAAACAGCCAATACATTTAAGAATCTATCTAATTCTAAAGCAACTGGCTTTATGATTCGTGATGCAAAGAATCCTACGTTATTAAAATTTCAAACTCTTCCAGAAGCTTATCAGAGTGTAATAGATGAAGCTGTACATAGCATACAATCAGGAGTATTAGACTTTGATACAGCCATGAGAAGAACATTAAAGCAATTAGTAGACAGTGGGTTCAGAAGAGCGTATTGGGACAGCGGATATACACGTAGACTTGATAGCATTGTACGCATGAATATACTTGGTGGTATAAGACAGATAAATCAGCAAGTACAGATGCAGATTGCAGAAGAAATAAAAGCAGATGGAATTGAACTATCAGCACATAGCTTCTCAGCACCGGACCACGAACCTGTACAAGGACATATTTTCAAGATAGAGGAGTTTAATAAACTTCAAAGTGATATGGCTTTTGAAGATGTAAATGGCAAGAAGTTTGATGCAATTCAACGACCCATAGGAGAGTGGAATTGTAAACACTTTACAACTGCAATCATTATAGCAAAGCATAAGCCTACATGGAGTGCAGAAGAGCTAGAAGAGCTTAAACGAGCAAATCATAAAGGTTATACGCTAAGTAATGGCAAAAAACTAACAATGTATCAATGTGAGCAGATGCAGAGAAAGTATGAAACAGATATACGTTATGCAAAAGAAGGCTATATGATGGCTAAGAAAGCTGGTAATGAAAAGCTTATGGAAGAATATAAAACAAAGCTTGAAAGGCTCAATCGTGAGTATACACAATTCAGTAAAGACTGTGGTTTAAAGAAGCAGAAGAATAAAGCATCTGTAGCTGGCTTTTCATACTAATTCTGGATAAATATTGTTTACATAATATAAATCATGTGTTATAATGTTTATGTGGGAAAATGTTGAGTTTTCATTATTTTTCTTCTTCTATCAAACGTATCCAAGTTGGAAGTTCCTCTTGGATACGCATAGAAACAACTGTCGAGCATAAAGACGTTAAAACAAATGCCATTCAGTCCAAACTGTAATGGACGTTTAAATAAAACAGATATAAAGAATGAAGGAGGATTGTATTATGACAATCAAAGAACTATTTGGCGATGGCTCTCTTAGCTACGAAGAGTTTGAAAAAGCTATGAAAGAAAAGGGAGCAAAGTTTGTAGATTTATCAGAAGGCAACTATGTTAGCAAAGATAAGTTTGAGAATGAGGTCACAGCAAAGGACGGTCAAATCGCACAGCTTAATGATACTATTAAGTCAAGAGATAAAGATTTGAAAGACCTCAAGTCACAGCTTAGTGAAGCTGGCACAGATGCAGAGAAGCTTGCAGAGCTTCAAACACAATTTGGTAACCTACAGACACAGTATAAGCAGGACACAGACAACTATAAATCACAACTTAGCAAGCAGGCGTATGAGTTTGCAGTTAAGGAGTTTGCAAGTGGCAAGAAGTTTTCAAGTAATGCCGCAAAGCGTGATTTCATTAGTTCGATGATTGCCAAAGAGTTGAAAATGGAAGGCGATAAGATATTAGGTGCAGATGATTTTGTTTCAGCTTACTCAATAGAGAATGCCGATGCATTTGTAGTTGAAGCTCCAAAATCAGAAGATAGCACACCGAAGCCTACATTTGCTCAACCTACAAGTCCTACAGTAGATGCAACTAAAGATACTACAAAAGACTTCGGATTCCATTTTGTAGGAGTTCGACAAAGACCAGAAAATAAGTAAAGGAGACAAAAATTATGGCAAGTTATGTAGCACCAGCTAACAACGGCTCAGCAGGTACATATGATGGCTCAACAGCTATCAATGGACTTAATTATGCAGATGATTACCAGAGAACTCTGGAGCAGAATTTTCCGTGGGTACTCAATTACGGAGCACTCTACAGCACACCAAACAACGGAAGATACAGATGGGTAAATAGTAAGACTATTGAAATCCCATCAATCGCAACAACTGGTAGAATAGATGCAGATAGAGACACAATCGCATTTGCACAGAGAAACTATCAGAATGCATGGGTAGCAAAGACACTTTCTAACGAGAGAAAGTGGTCAACACTTGTTCACCCAAGAGATATTGATGAGACAAATATGGTAGCAACTATCGGAAACATTACTCAGGTATTTAATGAAGAGCATAAGTTCCCAGAGATGGATGCTTACTGTATTTCTACAATCTATGACCTTTGGACAAAGGCAGAGAATCCTGATACAGGCGTAAAGCACGTAGCAGATACTACAGTTCTTACAACTGCAAACATTCTTTCTGTATTCGATAAGCTTATGCTTGCAATGGATAACGGCAGAGTTCCGGGCAATGGACGTATTCTCTATGTTCCGTTTGAGATTCTTTATCTTCTTAAGGAAGCAGAGAAGATTGACAGACAGATGGATATTACATCCGGTCCTAATGCAATCGACAGAAGAGTTAACAGACTTGACCAAGTTCAGGTTGTTGGTGTTCCTGCAACACTTATGAAAACTCTTTACGACTTCACAACTGATTATGCAATCGCAGATGACGCACAGCAGATTAACATGTTCCTTGTTCATCCGATGGCAGTTATCACTCCTGTTAGCTACACATTTAGTAGACTTGATGCTCCTTCAGCTATGTCTGAGGGTAAGTACGTTTACTACGAAGAGAGCTTTGAGGATGTATTCATTCTTGATAACAAGTCAAATGCTATTCAGTTCAACGTATCTCAGGCAGGTGGAACTGGTACACAGTCATAAGGAGAATACCTATGAGTGAAATCACAGTAAGACGTGGTGGCAAGATTGTAAGAGTCACCGAAAACGAGCTGGATAAATACTTAACAAAGGGCTATGAAGTATATGGGAGCAAGAAGGAAAAAATTCCTTCTTCTCCTGTAGTAGAAGAGAAAGCTATAGCTGATGAAGATGTCGTTATAGCCGAGAAGCCTAAGAAGAGTACAGCTAAAAGAACACGTAAGCAATAATTGAAAGGCGGTGTATTCAATGTATCTTTCATATGAACAATATCAGAATATGGGTGGAACGTTAGAAGAAACCGCCTTCAATAACTTTGAATACGAAGCAGAGACTATTGTAAATTGGTACACATTTAATCGCCTTAAAGGTGAGGAGACTTACCCAGAAGAGCTTGCAAGATGTATGTATCGAATCATAGATTTAATACAGCTTAAAGCAGAAGCTTTAGCACTTGGAGCAAAGACAGTTACTATAACAACTGGAGATAGCGGAAGTGGAAGTCCTGTTACACAGACTATTACTACATCCCCTTATATCTCAGGTCAGTCAAATGATGGAGTTTCAATAGATTATAATACCGTAAATGCATCAGATTTATTGGGACTTCTTGGACTTGATAAGCGTAGTAATCTGTTTGAAGAGATAGTATTCAGATATCTTCAAGGCGTAAGAAACAGTAAGAATAAACGACTTACATATAGAGGTTTATATCCTGATGAATAATCAACCATATCCAATTTGGTGGGATACCACAGTAACAATTTATAATAAGTTTCAAGACCCGCAGACTCAGATTATACGATGGTATAGAACTGTTGTAACTGGAGCGTTTTGGAAGTATGTTGGCAACAAAGTAACTGTCGGTAAAGTTTCATTAGAGACTAATGACAGCGTATGCCGAATCAGAGAAGATGCAAGATACTTACCTAAGTTTCAATGGTTACAGATTCCTAATGATATGATGTCACAATACTTTACATTATCAAGAGGAGATATTATAATCAAAGATGAAGTAACAGATGAGATTAATGAGTATATATCCGGTAAACGTGCAACAGATATAATAGCAAAGTATAAAGAGTTACAAGGTTGTATAACTATCGAAGAAGTGGCTATAGATATAGGAGCCGGCAGGTGTAATCCTCATTATCGAATAAGAGGTGTTTAAATGTCAGCAAGTAACGGATTTATTAATTTTAGAATATACGGTAGATACAGAACTGATTTACAACGTAGTATGATTAAAAAAATTAATAATCCAGCTGTACTTAAAGATATTAATCAGCATATTTTAGATGAAGCTACACATTATGTTCCTGCACGAAGCGGAGCATTAAGACGTTCAGGATATGCTACATCTCAGACAATAGGATGGCGTACACCATATGCTCATTATCAATATCAAGGTGAAGTTTGGGGTCCTAACTTACCTGGATGGATAGGAAACAAAGGAGTATTCAGAAGCCCGAGACATAAATATCCAACAGGCGAAATGTTAGGAGCGACACCCGGAATGACATGGTTGCCAGCAAGATTTGTATGGGATGCTCAGAACGGTATTTATAGAAGAGCAACAGCAAGCACACCACCAGTTCCAGTACGATTTGGATATTCAACTCCAGGAACTAGATATCAATGGTTCAGAATAATGTGGGCAGAGCGTAAGCGTTCAATTCAAGCTTGGACTACTTCAAGATTACGCAAAGCATTAAAAGGAGGAAAGTAATGTCGATAGATAAGAATAATGCATTCATAGACTATCTGTTAAAATGTCCTCAGATGCTTAACAGCCCACTCTATTTCAACTTTATCAATGCTAAAGATAATACAAATCAGATAGTTACTAATTCAGATGATAGAAGCATGTCAAGCCCGTATGTAGACGGGAGTGTAAAGAGAAGGTATACATATACAATAATCACTTTCAAGTCTATCACAGATATACCGCTTGCAAAAGCTGTTGGTACTGATACAAGACTTCCAAATGAGAATGTAGAAGATTTAGCAAGCTTTCAAGCTATCATAGATTGGATAGCAGAGCAAGCAGATAAACATGAGTATCCAGATTTTGGTGAAAATTGTCAGATGGATGATATCTATACAACGACAGATGCACCAAGATTTGATGGTATAAATACCGATGTATCGCCGTCTATGGCGATGTATAGTATTGATATAGTGATAGACTATATAGATATAAGCAAAGCAATATGGAAACAATCTTAAAGGAGGATTAAGCACATGGCTGTTAATCAAATTAATCTCAAGACCGGTCAGAGAGCAGAGCGTAAACTTCTTGTAACTATTGCAGAGTGGATGGAAGGAACAAGTACCGTAAGAGAGATTCTTGGTACACGTACACCGGACTCAAGTATTGAGTACAATGCAGACATTGAGACTTCTACAGATATCCGTGGTAATAACTACACAGATATTAATAGAACACAGCCTCAGCAGGAGTTCGACCCATATCTCATTCTTGGCGGTTCAAAGCTCGGAGCATTTCTCAACGACCTTCGTAGACGTAACGCAGTTTCAGAATTTAACCAGTTTACAATGTATATTGTAACAATGTTCATTGGAACTACAGGACAGTATGAAGCAGAAAGACACACCGATTGTACTATCGCAGTTACAAGCATCGGCGGTGATTCAAATGTTAATATGCCTATCACAGTATATTTCAGTAACAAGATTACTACCGGTACTGTAGATAAGATTGCTGAGGATTTTGCATTTTCAGCAGACGTAACAGTTTAAGATAGGAGGAAGTAAATAATGATTAAATCAACAACTCCACAAGAAGAAGTAAAAGAAGAAGTAGTAGAAACTCCAGTAGTTAATGATGTTGTAGATATTAATTTGTCTGTGGCACAGCGAAAGAGATACAGAATCAATGGTGACAATAATCTCATATTAGAGCTTAATCCTTCTGATATGGGAATTGTCACCAGACTTTCTGAATTATATCCAAAGCTTCAAGCACTTTCAGACAAAGTAGCTACGCTTGGAGCAGATGAAGAAGAAGCAAGTGATGACCCAGAAGAGTTTAGACAACAGCTTGATAAGTTTGGTTCTCAGCTTAAAGAGATTGACAAAGATATGAGAGATTATATAGATAAGCTCTTTGATGCCAATGTTTCTGAAACATGTGCTCCATCTGGAAATATGTTCGATATTGTAGGCGGACAATTCAGATATGACCACATTATTGAGACAATAGCACAGCTTTGTAATCAAACTATTAGTGATGAAGCAAGAGCTTTACGTGCAAGACTTGCACAGAAAACAGAAAAATATACATCACAAGACCATAAGAGGAAGAGTACAAAGAGAAGTAAATAAAAGAAGTAAGTGAGAGTAACATTATGTATGATTTACCAGTTACGATAGACATAGGCGATAAAGTTTGTCAGATTCGTGATAACGGAGATTACAGAATGATACTTGATTGTTTCATTGTACTTCAAGATTTAGAATTAGCCGATAATTACGAACGTGTATTATCGGCTTTAATTATATTCTATGAAGATTTAGATGTAGATTCTGTATTAGAGTTATCAGAAGAAGAACTGACAGAGCGTGTAAAAAAGATGTATGACTTCTTTGAATGTGGGCAAGATACAACTCATGCAAATAAACGAAACTATAAGCTAATGGATTGGAAGCAAGATTCTCAGCTTGTAATGTCAGCTATCAATAACGTAGCAAAGAAAGAAGTAAGAGCAGAAGAATATGTTCATTGGTGGACATTTATGGGATATTACATGAGCATAGGAGAAAGTGCTTTTGCTACAGTAGTTTCAATACGCTACAAAATTCTAGCTGGCAAGAAGCTAGAGAAGTACGAACGAGAATTTAGAAATGACAATCCACAATACTTCATCTGGAATCACAAGAGCATTGAAGAGCAAGAAGCAGAACAGTATATCAGAGAATTGTGGAATCAAGGTAATAATACTTAGAGAAAGGAGGAGATTATAAATGGCAAGTTATGATGCAGATGTAACAATTAAAATAGATGCCGATACAAGTAATGCGGAACAAGCGTTATCACAGCTTGGAAAGTCTACAGAAAAAGCGTTAAAGTCTCCTTCATCTTCAATGAAGCAGATGGGTGTACACGCTCAACAGCTTGAAGCCAAAATAAATAAGACAATTTCAAAGATGCAAGAGCTTGGAGCTAAACGTATTAAGTCAGAGCCTTATAAAGAGTTAGAATCAGAATTAGAGAGACTTGGGAAAAGAGCTATTAAAGTCCGAGAGCAGATGCAGGATTTAGAGTTCCGTGGCAAAACTGATACGTCCCGATATGAACAAGCCGAATTAGCACTCACAAATTATCGTAAAGCAATAATAGATACGATACATCAAATGAAGGAATTACAGCAGAATGGTGGTGCTTATGTAGGCAGAGGATATCAAACAAGAGAATATGCAGATTTACAACAGAGATTAGCAATATTAACAAGCCAAGCAGACGTATTAAATCAGAGAATTAAAGAAGCATCTACCGGAACAACAAAGTTAAGTACAATAGTTAAATCCTTATTTAATGCATATGGCAAGGCTTTTAGAACTATAGGAAGTGCATTAAAGAATAGAATTACTAGACACAACAATGATACAAGTAAATCATTCAAGCATTTACTTAGACAGTTACTTAAATACGGACTCGGTATTCGTTCTTTATTCTTACTCTATAAAAAGTTAAGACAATATGGTAAAGAAGCTTTCAAAGATATGGCAACTCAGTATCCTGAAATAAATGCTCAGTTGTCAGATTTAGTATCTACGTTTAGTCAGATGACACATAGCATAGCTACAGCTTTTCAGCCGTTGCTTTCAGTAGTATTGCCTGTACTTAATGCAATAATGAATGCCGCAATAGCCGCCGCAAATGCGATAGGTAGTTTCTTCGCCGCACTTACAGGACAAGGATTTATCTATAAAGCTATTAAACAACAGAAAGATTTTGCAGGTGCTGTTGGTGGAACTGGTAGCGCCGCTAAAGATGCAAAAGAAGAATTAGCAGAATATGATAAGCTTCTCGTTATCGACCAGAATGACGCTGGCGGTGGCGGTGGAGGAGGCGGTGCCGGAGACGGCGGAAGTATCTTCTTTGAGAAAGCAGACCTTAATCAAGATATGGTAGATTTAGTTGCTAAGATTAAAGAAGCTTGGAGCAAAGGAGATTTCACAGAGCTTGGCACAGCTTTCGGAAAGAAGATTGCAGACGCACTTAATAATATCCCATGGGATGATATCAAAGCTGTTGCATATAAGATAGGAACTTCAATAGCAACATTCATAAATGGTGCTATAACTCCTGAATCACTTGGAGCCGTAGGAAGAACATTAGCGGAAGCACTTAACACAGCATTAACTTTAGCACGTGGATTCTTAGATAAATTTGACTGGATACAATTTGGAACTTCTATTGCAACCGGTGTGACAGAGTTCTTTAAGACAGCCGATTTTGCAGAGTTAGGAAGTGTTATACATGACTTCATAGCAGGTGCATTAGATGCCGCTATAACATTCTTCACAGAAACAGATTTTGAACTTATTGGTCAGCGTATAGGAGAGTTCTTAGCAAATCTTGATATACCTGATTTAGTAGGTAAATTATATAACTTAGCTAAAGCAATACTTGGTGCTTTAGCTGACGCAATCAAAGGATTTTGGAGTAGTGCTGATACATGCAGTAAGATAGTAGCCGCAATAGCGATGATACTTGGTGCATTAGTATTCACCGGTAAGTTAGGAACCGCCGCAACTAACATTCTTAACGCATTAGGATTAGGAATGGAAGGTAAGACTATATCAGTTGGAAAACTTCTTATAGCCGCCGGAACTTATCAGTTAGTTGGTGCAGGCACTGCCGCATTCTTAGGAACACATGCAGAAGAAGCCGGATTTAGTGAATTAGCTCAAGAGTATCATGACTTTGCAGAGAATCCTATCGAATATACATTTGGAGCATTTGCAGATATAGCAAGCTTTATCAAAGAAGATGGTTTCGGAAAGTTCGGAGATGTACTTGCAGAAGTATTTAGTCCGAACGGAGAATGGATGCGTACATTAAAGGATATCTTCGGATATGAAATGACACAAACAGACGCCGGTATAGATAATGCTGATGTATATAAGAAAGCAAGAGCAAGAGAAGGCATTGTAACACCAGAAGATTATCATAATGCCGGATTAATGTCAGACCAAGAGTACGCTAAGATTCAAGGCGAAGCACAGAAAGCACAACGTTCAATAGATGAAATGCAACAAGATTTGTTAGATGCTTTCAAGAAAACATTTAACATGCCAATTGAAATTGCAGATTCAGCCGGAACAGAAGCTGGAAATACATGGTATGAGAAGTATATCAATACTATAAAGAAAACATTAAACACTTCTAAGAAGAGCATGGAGACTTATATCAGAGAGACAAATCGTGCTGGTATAGATGCTCATGATGAGATGGAAAAAGAGATTCCTGAGAAGTACGAAGAGACTTATGAGCAAGCTACAAACAAATGGCGTAATTTAGGAACATGGGCGAAGCAACGTGTATCAGAAATAACACGTAATACAAATACACTTCCTTCTGATATGTCAGCTATATACGGAAAGACATATAAAGAAAGTATAAATCAGTTTGCAGGTATTGGAGACTGGGCACAAAATTCTGTAGTAGGAACTATCACAGCTAAACTCGGAATGTTACCAGGCGAATCTCAAGCAATCTTCAAAAAATCATATGACGATGATGTGCAAACATATGCAGGTATTGGAAAAGAATCAGCCGGATGGAAAGATTCTGTTGTCTATGGATTTTCTGATTTGCCGAATGCTACAAAGTCAACATTCAAACAATCATATGCAAATGCTATTTATGAGTTTAAAGATATTCAGAAATCAGCAGGTGGAGTTGCTACACGTTGGACATTAGGACTTGCCGCAGTTAAGCTCGATACTAAAGATATATTCATGAAAGCTATGCAAGAAGCACAAGGGCAGACTAATGAATTTAGTACCTGGTTTAACAAACAGACATTTAAGACAGTAGCAGAGTTCGGAATAGATGCACCATCTAAATCAAGCGTACAAAATATCTGGAATGATTTAGCAGGTGTGTGGCAAGATAAGAATGCTCATTTTACAGTAACAGCAGACGCAGATTTAAGCGAAATTGCATACACAATTAATAAGCATATTGTGGATAAAGTTAATAGTGAATTAGAGAGTTTATATAATAAAAAAGCTATTAAGAGTTATTCACCTATGAGTAGAATAAAAGTACCAGGTGCGGCACGAGGTGCAGTTCTTCCACCAAATCAACCATTTTTAGCGATGCTTGGTGACCAAACAAGTGGTACTAACGTAGAGACACCGCTTTCAACAATGATTGAAGCCTTCAATGCCGCACTTGATAGTAGAGGTGGCACAGGACCTCAAGAGATTAATCTTGTAGTTGGCGGCAGACAGATAGCACAGGTTGTATGGGATGAAACAGAGAAGAAGTATAAGCAGACAGGAAGGAGGTAGGGCTGATGGCAACATTTCAAGGATATTTATTAAAAGCCGTTGCGACAGGTCAAGTATTCCCACATCAGTATATAGCGTTTAAAACATGGGAAAGCACTCCAAATCAACGAGAAGAAATTAAAGCTTATCGTGAAGAAAACACAAGAGACCTACATAGATTTACAGCCGATGGGGAGAAGTCTACTCTTAAATTTGAGACACGACCTTCTCTCCATTTGGCAGATATTGAAGCTATAGATTCATGGCTCAAAGATGCAGAAATGAAGGCTAAAGAACGTAAGATAGAAATAGAGTTTTGGGATGATGATAATCATATGTATAGAAGTATAGTATGCTATCGTCCGAACCCAAAATTCAAGATAATTCGTATTGAAGATAATGATATAGTATATGATGCATCAACAATAGAATTTATCGAATACTAAGAGGTGACATGCATGGCAAGATACTTACACATTCAAATATATGAAGAAGAGGGAACTTCAACTAATATCTTGTATGATAACAAAGTAGATACTGATTGGGGTATCACTTCAGGCACTGCATCATTAGACAGCATTCTCATGGAAGAAGAGCTAGATTTCGCACAGATTAATGCGTCTATGTTTCAAGTACAAGTATTTGGCATAGACGCAGATGTATCAAATAAAAAGATTAGAGTAAGCATCATTGAATCGACTTATGGCTTAACACATTTAAGAACTGATGTAGACATACATATTTATATTCCAGGCGTGATTGATGTTGATGGCTATGAGGCATTCGTAGATTCTGCACAGCCACAAAATTGGATTATGGCTACAGAAGGTACTGTTGAGCAGGAAGTATTTCTGTTTACTGGAACAATAGAAAGTTGCAAGCAAGATAATGCCGGAATATACCGAGACATAGTAGCTTATGACTGGATTAAATGGCATCGAGAAGATGATGTAGCTTCATGGTTCAGTAACTTCATGTCAATGTGTGGAACAAGTACAGTACAATTATCAGTATTAAGAGATTCACTTCTTACATACATGGGACTTAATATTCCTACAGATACATTTGATAATGACGATTTAGTGATTGACCCAGCTATGATATTTGTACCCGCATCTATCACATTTGAGACTGTGATAAATCTTATTTCAGTATTGCAGAATTTCTGTTTCCATATAGATGGAAATGGTAATGCAGAGTATATCACATTGTCAAATACAGTGGCACATACAATTACACCAACATTAATAGAAGGTGAGAACTGTGAATGGGAAAACTACACAACTAATGAAATAACAGGTGTAGCTGTATATGATACAGCAGATAATTTC